ATTACTGTTGAGATGTGTCTCTTTTATTTGTCATAGTGCGGAGGAGTTATGCGGTATAAAAAAACAAAGAAACGTCCAAAACGGCCACCTATAGTTACTAAATATTGAGAGGATGTTGTAATGTCATATTCATGGAATAAGAAGGGGAACCAGGCTAAACCACCTAAACCACCTGGTGGTAGACGGGGCGTGAAAATGGGTAAACCGCCTGCTAGTGGTAGACCCGGCGGGAAAATGGGCAAACCGCCTCGTCCAAGTGATTACGACATGGAAAATACTTTAAGGCAATCTGTTACTGATCAAATTGAGGAGTTACGATCAATTGCGGCAGGCCTGGCGTCTGCTATGCAGGGATCAAGTCAAACTGATGCCGATATGGCTCAGCGTCAAGCCTTAGCCGCTGAAATGGCAGCGCGGCAGGGTGGAGCGCGTCCGAGTGATCGGGATGTACGACAGGGCTTTATGCCACCTGAACCTCCGCCATTACCGCAGGGTCCTGCGATTAATCCTGGGGCGATTCCTCCTCCGATGCCCACTCCTGAATCTGCAAGAGCCGAGAGAATGCGGAGAATTACGGCGATGGCTCGTAAACGACTTGGGATGAAGTAAAGTTCTATGCCTGGTCAACAGCTTCTTGATCGTTTAGGGATCTCTCAGCCGGATAATAATCCGCTTGCACAACCACGATTTGACGTGAGTGTGTTTGATCCTGGTTTAGAAGGCACTGCGAAGCGTGGTCTAAACACGTTAGCTGATTTATTCTTTGGTGCGACACCTCAAGAGCAGGCGATTAGTTATGCGATGGCGATGCTGCCTTTTGGATTGGTCGCTCGTCCAGCGGCGAAAGTTGCGAAGAAGGCTTACAAAGCTGTTAAGAGTAAGATTCCTAAATTATCAGCAAAAGCACGTGCTGCCCATCCCACATTGCCTGTCGAAGGGGGATGGGGGAATATTGGGAAGAGAAGCGCCAAAGAAGTCGAAGAAGGAACAAATATCATTGATACAAGAACGGGCGAGATTATTGGCGAAATCAATCCTTCTACAGGAAAAAAGACTTATCTGGTGAGTCGAACAAAAAAGAATCCGCCTGCACGGATGGAAGTCCACGGTCGCACTCAGTATGTAACGGAAGGCGATTTGCCTATTGAGGGTTTGGCGGCTTCTCGAAAAGAAGCAGCCTTGCGGAAATTAAATAGACAGAGAATGACTCGTCAGGAATACGCTATTAAGGCGAATCAGAAACGATTGGACAAGCTGCAAAAAAAAGCGGAAAAAACTCCGGGCACAGCCGCTTATAACAGAAAACAGGCAGCGAAAAGAGAAGCAGCAGCCCGTCGGGCGAATGAAAAAGATCGTCTTCGAGAAGACCCAGGTCGTCTGAGGACACTTCCAGACTTGAAACCTGGCGAAGATTCAGTGGAATATGCTCGTAAACTGATGGATAAATTGAAAGTGTTTAAGGACTAATAGCTTGGAAGGGCAACAGCAGGCGCGGCACATGCAGGCCACTGTGTGAACCCTAACTGAAGAGGCAGGTGACACGACCCCTTCTGAGCTTTTTTTAAGGACTTAATCATGCCAAGCAAAATACGCAAAGCTGGTGGAGCGAAAATACGCAAATATCCGGTTAGACCCTATAAAAAGCCTGATCTCAGCAAGGGTCCGACTCCTCCTATTGCTCCAAAAGAGTTTAGGGAAGAACCGCTTGATACTGGTCAAAAATATCTATTAGCAAAGGATGTGGGATCACGAAAAGTAGATAAGAGGACATTACCGTCTGGCGGCTTTGCGCAAACCATACGACGACGGGACTCGGAGCAAGATAATATCAAGGCGATCCGCGAAGTCGATGTTTGGAGGGCTTCTCCAGGTCGAAAAGATGACGAGTTGAGAAGACGCGATAGAGAGAATCGGATGAGTCCAACTCAGAGGGTTGATCGGCGGAAGAAAGAACAAAAAGAAAGAGAACGAGAAGCCGCTGCTAGGGCTAAACAGGCAGAACGTACTAGAGCGTGGAGGGCAGAACGTCAAGAATCACGTCAGCGTCAACGTGAGGCTGAACAGGAAGTGGAAGAAAGAAACCGAGCGTTTCGTGAAAAGATGAAAGGTCGGAAACAGTAGTATGATGGTGTCGCACCGACCACAATGAGGTGCGGGAAAGAGAAACAATGGCTCCTGAAATAGAAGAAACCACGCAAGACGCAGTTGAAACCACGCCAGAGGCTCCTCCGGTTGCCCCGGAAGAGACGGGGGCAGAACCTTTTGAAGTTCCTGTTAGTGTTTTAGCTGAATTTCGGGCTGCACGTAAGGCTGAACGGGAAGGAGAATTGGTTGAAGAGGAGGCTCCTTCAGAGTCGGTAGCGCCGCAGGCCGATGGTGATTCGACCGAGGAACCTGCGGTTGAAGTCGAGAATCAACTCCTTGATCCTGATACTGGAGAGGTGCTGGATCGACGAACGCGATCTGCAAAACGGATTGAAGCATTATTACGAGAACGTAAAGAATTACGTCAGCAATTAGTTGACCAGAATACTGTGTCTCAGGAATCGGTTTCGGAACCGGTTGCCGAGGAGATTCCACAGGAACCAGAAGCACCTCCTGAGTTGTCTGAGTTTGCTCAGGAGAAAGATCCTTATGAGGCATTTTCAGCGGCGACAGCCCGGTGGCACGCCCGTGAGGAATTTAGAAAACAAGCAGAACTTCAAGCTACGGCGGATCGTACCGCGCACGTAGAGGCCAGTGTCCAGCAGGCACAGTCTGATTGGGATGGCAAATTAGACGAGGTACGTAAACGATTGCCCGATTTCGACCAGGCATATACCGCAATGTATGAAACGCTGCCGTCCGATGGCAAGCAGCGGCCTTTGGTTGAAACTTTGTTAACGTCGCCCATCGGTCATGAAATGGCTTACTATTTGGGTAAAAATCCTAAAGTAACCCATGACTTATATAATAAGCCTACGCTCAAGGCGCATATCCGAGCGATTGGAAAATTAGAAGCGCAGGTTGAGATGGCTCTTCATGCAGTCAATAATCAATCTGCATCCTCTACTTCCGTAGGCACGCCAGCACCACCAATAAATCCGGTGGGGGGTGGGTCTACACCCACAACTTATAACAGTCAAACAGCTTCACTCGCACAATTTCGTAAACGGCATGGCGTGCGTGGAGGTCGTCGGAGTGTTTAAGTGGGATTTTTATAAAGGTAAGTGATGGCGAATAATCTACCCACAATAGATGACATCACATTAGCCGCACTAGATGTGTTTGAAAATAACCTCTATGCAGCTAAGTGTTGTAGTCGAAAGCTCGAAGATGATTTCGGGTCGAAGGGTGGTCAGATTGGTGACTCGATCCGGATTCGAAAACCGGCGCAGTTCACCGTTCGGACCGGCCAGGCGTGGGCGGGGCAGGACATTGAAGAGCAGACCGATACGCTGACATTGGATCGGCAGAAAGGTGTGGACTTTTCGATGTCTTCAAAGGAGCGCAAGCTGGATTTGAACAGCTTGACACAGCAGGTGCTCAAGCCTGCGATTGTCCGACTGGCCAATGAAGTCGATGCCAACATCTTGGAAGAGGTGAGTAAATCGACATTCAATGCCGTGGGCACTCCGGGAACCACTCCCTCCACGATGCAAACCTACATCGACGCAGGCGTCAAGCTGACGAACTTCACCTGTCCACGGGGCAATGGTGAACGGCACTTGATGGTCAATGCGGAGATGGAAGGTGACATTGCCTATGCGTTGAGAGACTACTTTCATCGCGCAGGTAAAATTAGCGAGGTGTTCGACAAGGCAGAGGTCGCGGATTACGTGGCAGGCTACAACTGGTATACCGACCAGAACGTCTACACGCATACCGTTGGCACCTATGCTGGCACCCCGTTGGTCAATGGTGCCAGTCAAACGGGATCAAGTCTGATCACGGATGGCTGGTCCAGTGGCGCGTCCAACCTCACGGTGGGCGACCGCTTCACGATTGCTGATGTGTTTTCAGTCAATCCGGTCACAAAGGCAACGCAGTCTGATTTACAGCAGTTTGTCGTGACCACGGCAGTGAGTGATAGTTCAGGTGCGATGACGATTAACATTTCGCCATCCATCGTGGGACCGGGTGAACGGTTCCAGAATGTTAGCGCACTCCCGGCCAATGATGCTGCGATTACGGTGTTCGGCACAACCGGGAATGTGTATTCTCAGGGCGTGGCGTTCAACGAAGAAGCGGTAGCGTTGGCAATCGTACCGTTAGAGCGCCCCAAGGGTGTGAATCAGGCTTCGATGAAGTATGATGCACAGTCGGGTGTCGGTCTACGGTATATCGAATGGTATGACGGCGATTCCGATATCTGGAAGAGTCGTTTTGACGTCCTCTATGGCATCAAGACCCAGCGACCAGAGTGGTCGGTGGCGATTGCAGCCGCTTAACAGAAAAGGAAGGTGTAGGATGCGTAAATTCTTCTTTGTTCTGCTGGTGGCTGGCTTTTTCATGGGCATGTCACAGCAGGTTGATGCACAGACATACATGACACGCACAACCCTCAGTGCGGCCATAAATAACTCTCAGGGAACGATTACGGTCGCTTCCGGGACAGACTTTACGGCTGGACAGTTTGTGTGGGTGAATGACGAAGCGATGCAGATTTCGTCCGTGTCTGGTACGTCGATCACGGTCATTCGAGGTGTGCTAGGGACTCGCGCCCAAGCGCAGGCGAGTGGGGATGCGGCTTTTACGGGTGCTGGCAATCATTTTCAACAGATTGATCCAGAAACCGGCGAGGCGTGTTCAGAAGGCACAGGGCAAGCTCTGTATCTTCCGTGGATTAACGTGCAACGCGCTATTCTCTGGCAGTGTTACTCCAGTGCATGGCGTGGGGCGCGTGCGGCAATTATCGTCGAGAACTCAACCCCGACAACCTTGCCGTAGCGTATGAAAGCAGGAAAGGTTCTGGTGGTGGCGCTCTGCCTAGTGTGGAGCGTCACCACTGTGAATCAGGTCTTTCGGTGGGGCCATCCGCTGCATCTGTGGCGGCAGGCCATTGAGGAGTCTCCCGATAAACCACGTCCGTGGAATAATTTGGGGGCGCACTACCTCCTTGACCGCGCCGAACCTTTTGCCATTCACTGTTTTCAGCGCTCGACCCGCTTGGCGCAACATCCCCATCGCTCACACAATGAACGCGCCAGTGGCATTTCGGTCGCTCAAACCAATCTGGCATTGCTCGAAGCGCAACACGGAGAATACGACCGGGCCTTGGCACGCATTACCCCGGTGATGAACTTATACAGGTTACAGGAAACGATTGCGGCGCACGCATGGATTACCAGACAGAAGATTATCGCCTCTCAGTAGCCCTGTTTGTGACCTTGGCCTTCTGCATGTATTTGCCATTGAAGGCTGCGCCATTTGTCTACGAAGATGTACGCTGGTTGGGGGCGGTGAATCAGGAAATTCTCTGGACGTGGCCGAGTCGCGCTTTCACTAATTTTAGTTTTCAGCTACAGGCGGAACTTCCGGCATCTTTTGGCTGGCCGGTGAGTCCGACGTGGTTTCATGTGCTGAATGTCGGTGTTCATTTAGTGAACAGTGTGCTGGTAGCGATTATTGCGCTTCCGATGATTGGGCGCTTAGGGTCCATTTTTGCCTCCGGGATGTTTGCGATTCATCCGCTTCAGACCGAAGCGGTGAGTTATGTGGCAGCGCGAGGGGATTTACTGCTGACATTCTGTGCTTTAGTGGCCTTATGGGGACTTCGCAACGGACAACGGGGCTTGATGGTGACGGCTGTCGCTGTGATTCTGGCAGGCTGGACGAAGGAAATCGGGGTGGTGGTCGCGGCCTTGATGCTCTGGACCTGTCTCATTTATCGACAGCATCTCAAGCTCATGGCGTATGGGGCCGGTGTGGTCGCTCTGCTCTGCTTGGTGCAATGGCCGACGTTTCTGGCGTGGATGACACTTCCTGAAAATGCTGGAGGGTCATCGCTGTCATGGGCTGCGTTTGTTGGCACACAGGTAGGTGCGTTTTCTCGGTTATTCGCACTGGCACTCTGGCCGTTTGGATTTACGGTGGACCATGATATGGCGACCTTGAGTTTATTATGGCGTTTTGTCGGAGGATGGTTGATGTTTCTGGCGATTCTTGTCATGGTGAAGACGTGGCAGCAGGCACCAGTGTGGACGTGGGCGGGTGGCTGGATATTGCTCTCAGTCTTTCCACGATTGGTGGTGCCGCAATATAATTTTTTCAGTGAACACCAGATGTATTTGCCGATGGTGGCAATCAGTGTGCTAGGCGGGATGATATTGGCACAGTTGTGGCAGGGAAAGGATTCATCGTGGCTGATGCAGGTCCGTATGTACATCAATCATATCCGAGCGTAAGATACCACCGTGACGGCGCGACACGGATGGTCTATTCTGAGAAAGAAGATCGCGCATTAGGGTCGGAGTGGGCTGAATCGCCTGCGGTCTGGACTGTTGTCTCAAAAGCTCCAGCAAAACCCAAAACGAACGCTAAACCACGACGCAAAGCGCGTCAGAAGGGCTAGTTATGATAGCTGCTCCTCTTGCTCATCGCATTTTTGATGCGGATGGTGAAGATAAAGTGCTGGATGTACGGGGATTGGGGGGTGTGGCCCTCCAATTAAGCGGGACATTTAGCATGACCGTCCAGTTTGAAGCTACGACAGACGGACAAACGTGGGTGTCTTTGCGGATGCTGCCAAGTAACAGCACGTCAGCGGCGACCAATGCAACATCAGCCGGTGTGTGGTCTGCGAATGTGGCGGGTTTCAAGCTCATGCGGGCGCGAGTGAGCGCCTACACCTCTGGTAGTGCCGATGTGACGTTATTAGCCGCTTCCGCCTCCGGGCGTGTTGGAGCGAGTGGCGGCGATGCCGAAACACTCGATGGTGAGGACGGCTCCTACTATCTCGACGTGGACAACATGACCGCTGGCACCCTTGCGGTGGCCCGTGGCGGCACTGGCGCAGCCACCCATACCTCTGGCAACTATCTGAAGGGTGCTGGAACGGGAGCGATTACGAGTGCGACGGCAGCCGCGACCTTTGCAGATGTTTCCCCACTGACGACACGCGGGGACCTGCTCGTCGGCACCAGTGGAGCGCCGACCGGCGCACGACTCGCCAAAGGCAGTTCCGGGAACGTCCTGACGATGGCCGACGGCAATGATATTGGGTGGGCAGCAGCGTCTGGTGGAGGCAAGATTCTTCAAGTGGTCTATGGAGTAGATACGTCGGCGGCGTCGTCAAGTTCCAGCACGATGGCTGACACGGGACTCACCGCGTCGATCACCCCCGCAGACGACGATAACAAAATCTTGGTGCTGGTATCACACAACGGGGTGGGTAAAGTAACAAGCAACACTCGCGTCCATACGCAGTTGCTCCGCGATTCGACGACGATTGCGGTGGAAAATTCTCAAGCCTACACAGCGGATACTGGCACGATTTACACAGGCAGTTCGAGTTGGTCGGTGCTTGATGATCCCCAAACAGCCAGCGAAATCGTCTATAAAACCCAATTTATGAGTCAAGCAGACGCAGGTACTGTATATGTAGGTCTAAATTCCAGCACGTCAACGATGGTCCTTCTAGAAGTGGATGTCTAATATGAGTCATCATTTATCAGAAATCATACGGTGGAAAGAACCGACAGCGCGGGTGGTGACTCGCGGCTCTGGCGACGACGAGAAGATTGTCCGATGGGACGGACCTGGACGACAGCCATCGGCCAGTAAATTGGCGCAATGGGCCACGGAGTATCACGCACAGGGCATCGAGCAGGAACAGGCGGCGCTTGACCGGATCAACAGCAATGTGGCCATTCGGGCGCTCATCGCGGAAATTGCCCATCCACTAGGTCTGACCGAAGAAGAGTTTGGCGAAGCCGTGAAAGAACGGGTGAAGTCGATCCTGCAAGGTGGATCATGAGTCTGGCTGCGCCGATTGCCGATGATATTTTTGATGCCGATGGCGACGTCCTGCTCTTTGACGTCCGAGGCTTAGGGGCGGTGGGATTTC